AGCTTCAGTTTGACTAATCTTTGAAGTTCCTAATTTTTCATAATAGGCGTTCATTTTCTGAACGTCGATGTTAGGACTTCCGTCTTGATTGAAGCCTATCCAAGCTCCGGCATCGATTGCCTTGTTTATCGTTGATGCCCTCAGCGTGTTGGAAGTAGCTTCTGCCCTGTCTCTGGCTTTCAGGAGTTCAGCCCGAGCAGAATACTTCTCAAGGTTGTTCAACATCTTGTCTGCCTCTTGCCTGTACTGCTTGGACTTAAACGGAGGTATGACTGGGAATTTCGCTTTGTCGGTGGGGTTGTTAAGATAATCTGCAACACCCTTGCTAAGATCAGAAAACGTTTTGTACTCCTCAACCTGCGCCTTCTGCTCACCGATAGCGTCAGCAAGAGCAACATCACGAATCTTGTTCTGAAGCTCCATTCCTTGGCGCTGGAGCAAAGACTCAGCAGTCTGCTGCTGGAACTGCTCCATCATCCGCTTTTGCGTCTGCGCGCGGTCGTAGAGGCTTGCGCCTAGCTGAAATGCTTGAAGGGTTTCGTCGGCCATAAATTATGCCCAGTTAGAAGGATCGGTTGGTCCTCCGATGTTTCCGGGTGGAATTGCGTAAAGCTCAGGATCGTTCTGAGGATTGTACGAACCGGGTTGATACGATGTCGGCATCTGCTGCATCAACCCACGCTGAGTGAAAGCCCCGCCAGCGAATCCACCAGCAGAGGAAATCGCGCTTCCGATAGCAGCCATCGTAGGATCGGGCATTGCAGCCACCTGAGCGGCTTGCAGATTGCGATTATACATCGCTTGCTGCTGCTGCTGCATTACGCCAACCCGCTGAGCAGGAGTGATAAACATGCTGCTCACCGAGAACGGTTGGACCATTCCCATCGTTCGTTGTTGCTGGATAAAGTTCTGAGCCTGAGCAAGACCTTGATTTTGGATCTGCATCGATGTCAGGCCAAAGTCACGCGCAGAAAGGTTTCGACCCATTCCGCTTCCAGCTCCAAATCCACCGCCAAGCGCACGACCAGCGGCGGATCGTTGAAGCTGCGATTGAACATCTTGATCAACCTCGCCACGCAATCTTGAGCCAATAGTCTTTCCAGCCTGTTGAATCAACTGGTCATAGCCAGGAATCGCACGACGAAGCTGAGACTCAAGCTGAGATTGCTCGGCAGCGGTCGTCTTCTGGGCGAGTTCAGTGGCAGACTCAAGAGAAGCGATGTTTTGTTGAATCGCTTGCCTCTGTTCTCCAGCGAAATCAATCGGCTTCAACTCGGGAATTTTTGGCTTTTTCCCCTTGCTGAGAAGACCACCAAGCAAACTCGTTCCACCAAGGATTGCCGCACCACCTAGAATAGCTCCCATAAATTAAAATACCTCCTTCACAAGACGGTTGCCGTTCTCAATCGAGAACACCTTTTCAGGTTCGTGACGTTGGATGTTCATGGTTACCAAACGTGCAGCCTTCTCTTCTGGAAAAGCTCGCTCGTTCTGGAAGCAATGAACCCACACCCGCCGCAAAGTATCCACTTTAAAAAGCTCGTTCTCCTCAATTGTCATCACCCCGTGGAGTGACGCCCACGCATCCGCGTACTCACGAAGCGCCTGAACCGAAGGAAGGTGAACTTCGTAGCCGAATCGCTCGGCGCATTCTTTGGCTGACGCTTCCGCATCTTTCTTGACGTAGACTTTGATCGAATCATGCACGACAGCCTTGGGCAGATATCCGTAAGTCGAGCAGTCGGCGACGTACATGTAACGAGTGCGGTATTCTTCAATCGACTGTTTCCAATTCGGATCAGTCGCACCTTGCTCATGTAGGCCAAGGCAATCCGTCTCCAACGAGAAAAGGACCGACATGAATGCCGATCCGAATCGAGGCAGACCGCAAATTTGGAAGAGCTTACCTTTCATTTTTTATGCACAAAGAAGTCCAAGCTGCGGTTCGAGCTAAGATAAAGATGGCCGACTCAGCACCTGGGATTACCCCAAGCTCGCTGCAAACGACCGCAGTGTAGAGCGCGGCATTCGGATGGACGTTTTTGCCAGCTTCTTTCATCCATCCATGAAGTTGCTCGACGCGAGCGTTGGCGTTTGGAAAGTCGGACTTGATCAGCTCGCTAACACGGCTCCATGCCGGATCAATTTGATCCTTGAAGAACGAATTTCCGAAACCAGGAATCTTCATTCCAGCCTCAATGGCCGACTTCAACGCTCGCTCATCAAACCGCTCGTAGACAAATCGAGCAGGTCCAATCGGGCCGTGAGCATCGCCCAAGGTTAGGATTGCCGAAGCAATTCCATTTGTAAGCTGCGCGCTTCCAAAAAAAGCGTTTACCGCAGCGCCGGAACTAGAGTTCTGATTGTTCCGAGCCGCCATGTCATGCGCGTCAAAGACAGCCTGAAGCAACTCCAGTTTTTTTGGAGTCGCCTCAGCCAACGCGAAATCAATGTTTAGGTTCAGAACCATTGCGAAAACCCTCCGCCATTCAATCCGACGCCCACCATGCGTATCGTCGCGACAGCGTCACCCAAATACTGCATCGTCTGCTCCTGCACAGCTTGAACAGCTTTGGCTTCGTAGGCCACTGCTTCCTGAATCAAATCGTTCTCCTCTTTGCGAATCGCCATGACCATCAGCTTGATGGCGTCTGGACACGGGGGAATGAGGTAGTCATTCACGCTCGTCGCGTTGATATGACGCATCTTCGCCATCACCGTTACCGGCTTGTCCTCCTCGTTGTTGCAACGATCAGCGAGGTAACTGCGACGATACTGCGGCAAAGTTTCATCAGGGTCGTAAACTGCCAGATCCAACTCTAGCAGCGTCGTCGCATCGTACTCGTACAAACGGCTTGCCGTGTTCGTGGCTTCGCGGATGACGCCGGTCAGAGTGGTGAACTTCTTGGTCGATTGAGTGTACGGAGCAGCGATAATCAACTCTTCTCCATCAATCCATTTTCCGCTACCATCCTGTGTCCGAATCCAGTTTCCGTTCGCATCAATTCCTTGGAGCGTAATTTTTTTGCCGATGTCTGAATCGTCGCCACGGTAGACTCGAAGATAACTGTTAGTACCGCCAGACATGTCGCGGTAAGAAACCACAGTGCCACGGTCAACAAGCTGCTTACCAACGCACACTTGGTTTCCATTGAGAAGTCCGTATCCGGTTTCCTGAAACTCAAACCATTGATTGCGAACCGTTCCAACTCCGCAGCAATCGGCCACAGCTTCAATCGTCTCGATCTGACGCGGCCAAGTGATGCAGCCTCCGACCGTGTGAATCGTGAAGCGTCCGTACGCGCCAGCCCACAAACCCTTGTGAAGCAGCCGTCGGCACGCCTGATTGATGTACTCGTAAACGCGAGCGTCATCGACGCAAACGCCGATAGCCCGAGCAATCGTTGACCTGATATCTTGGACGATCAGCTTCATTTGGTGTAGTAGACTCGGCCAGTTCGCTTGATGAAGTAAACACCATAGAACGGCGGAAGATTGTTGTGGGCTGCGTCGCCTCCAACCGAAGTGGTCGGCAACAGGTTGGCCACTCCTTCCGAGCGATTCGTTGCACTGAAGACACTCGTGTCAGCCGATCCGCGTTGGGTGAGGTTAATGTACTGGTCGAGAATCTGGTGCGTATGCGACGGCATCTCGGAGGTGACAAGCGTGTGCTTGTCCTCACCGGCAACAGCGGTCGATGTGGTTGTTCCATTGACGCTAACAACTCCACTCGCCGCGAACGTGCCAACTCCAACCGGGAATCGAGCTTCGAAAGCTGTGTCAATTTCCCACATCGAACCGGCGTAAGGATTGCCGGAATAAACGGTTCCGTCACCGCCGTCGTATGAAAGGACATCAGCACTTGTTCCCACGAAGATGCGACGCTCGCTTCCACCTGCGGCAACAGGGTTTTGCCTCGCCCAATAACCTCCCTGAAAAACCCACCAGTTGCCGTTGTTATCCAGCCACGGGTAAACCTGATTGTTCAGCGCCGGGACAGATGCACCGAAGTTGAAGAACGAGTTTCCAATCGAACTATTGAACGTCGCCTGAGTGCCGCTGATGACATCGTTGGCCAACTGTTGGTAGTTGGTCGGACAATACCCGACCGGCAAACTCGGGGGCGTCAGCGTGATGAGCGTAAGGTTTGGCATTCTGTTTCTATGGGTTGACAGATTCCGACGTGTAAGTCAGCGGGTTGATGTCGCACGCACTAATCGGTGTGCATGCAGGGAACACCGTCCGGCAATCACCAACACTCGGCTCCTGAATATCGTAAGCGTGAACTCGAAGACTCTTGATGCGGCAGTATCCAATGATGTTCATCGCAACCTGAACCTCGTAAAGATTCCGAGCCGGAGTGCTGATCGTCTCGTTGCACGGAGCATCTGAAGGCGTCGGAAAACGCATCTTCGGACGATACTGCGGCTTGAAGTTTTGAATCGGGCAAAGATCGAAACACTGCGTCGTCGTCGCGCACTCAGAAAAGTCAGTCCACTCAATCCAGCCAGGATACTGATCAGGCCGATAGGTGACGCTAAAGGAGACATCACCCTCAAGTGAGTCGATAAACAAGTCGCCTGAATCTAGTCGCTTCAATCCAAACGGAACTTCGAAGTTGTAGGCGCGAGTCTGCACCTGCCACTCAATCTCCTTCTTACCATCCGGGATATTGTTATCGAACTTGTCCGCCTTGGTGACTTCCCAGATTTGAATCGAGTCATCCGATCCGCGAGCGATGCAGAAGCACTGATCGCCGTAAGCGTTCTCAGTCTTGACGATCTGAAGCACATCAAGTCCGGTCCAGATTCCCGACCACGCAGGCGGAAACTTTTTCCGCATCGACGTAATCAGGTCGAAGTCCAAGACAGCCAACGCCTTGTGAATGACACCCTCGGCATTGTACCGAGGCTGGCAGGTCATCAGGAGGCGATTGTCGAACACGACCGCAGAACTGGCCCACAAGAGATTTGTCTGATCGTTCTCAATAACATTGAGCATCTCGCTGCTGATCGGGGTGTTGCCCCAATCGGTGAACGAGCGTCGAGCAATGATGAACGAGCGGACGCCATCTACAGCACGGTAGAAGACATCGCCATTGATGGTGATGGCCGACCGAGAACCAAGCGCACCGCTCGTAAGCAAGCTGATGGCTTGAATCGGATAGTTCAGGTTCTTCCAAACATCACGATCAACAGGCGCTTGAACCGAGAAGACGTATCGAGGTGTGAAGACTAGAAGCGGACCTTGGCCGAGCGAGGTGTCTGGATCGCCTGGGACAGCCATCGCTGTGATACCCCCTGAATCCGACGGAACCGCAAAGTCTCCGCCTTCATTGAGGAAGGTGTTCTCGGTTTCCTTGAGAACACTCGCTCGCGTTCCATCCCCATAAACGATGTCGGTAGCGCGGAATGAAAACCCATCTGGAAGAGCGTACCAGATACGGCCATTGACGT